ATTCTTTACGAGTTTATCCAACAGACTCATACTATCTTCCTTCTATAATTGAGAGTAGCTTATCTTTATAGGCCTCAATCTTCTTTACACGATCCGGCCAATAAATTGTTGATTTCTCTGGATTTCTGCAGAGATTATCTAAGAACGGAACTATCGAATTGTATAGTCTGTTCAATCTTTCTTGAAGATCCTCGATTGCAGCTTGGTCGTTTGCGTGAGCAGACTCAAGTTTAATCGCAGTCTCTTTTACTTCTTCGATTTCGTCGTCTATGAAACTAAATCCAAAATCAAAGTCTATGATTTCTTTATTCTTTGTCATGTGAATCACCTCTTTAAGTGGAAGAGGAGCCGAAGCTCCTCTCTATTATGACTTAATAAGGCTTCTGAACTTGGCGAGATCTTCATCATCGTCATCGTCAACGCTATCCATTGACGACTGAGACTGTTTCATTTCTTGCTGAGATTCGCTCTTTGAGAAACGACTCATGTCAAGATCTTCATCAACTTCGTCTTCAGCTTTGCGATTACCGTCAACCTGGTCACCAGTAAGGTTCAGTACACGATAAAGCTTTGCCTTCAACTCTGCGTAAGGTTTGAAGTGTTTAGGATCGACGATTTCTTGCAGAGAATGTTCTGATTTCCAAACGTTTTCCAACTTAGAGTCATCTTCGAACAGAGGCTCAGACGAGTCGAATTCAGACTTATCATAGTTCGCGTAACCTTCGAACTGACGGATCTTAAGACGGAAGTTTGCACCTTCCCAAAGATCGAACGGGTTAACCGGCTTTTCATCTTCGAATTGCGGGTTCATCAAGTCGTTCAACTTGTCGAAGATCTTTTTGCCGAACTTGAAAAGGAAAACCTTTCCATCATTGTCGGGATTGGCGCTATCCTTAATCACGTACACGTTAGCGATGTAGTGAAGACGACGCTTCTGTTTGCGAGCCTGTTCTTTGTCTGCTTCAACACCGGAATTCCACAGCTTAGAATTCAATTCTGAGACTGGGTCGTCTTTGTTGATTGTGGTTAAGGAATTTTCGATATACCAAAGACCAGTCGGACCTTGGAAACCATGATCCCACAAACGAACGAATGGCATATCTTCTCCGTTTGGTGCAGGAAGAAAGCGAATGATCGCAAAGCCGTTTCCAGCTTTATCTCGCGATGGTTTCCAAAACTTGCCTTCGTTGGGATCGGTGTAGCTCTTCTGTGCAATCTGCGAGAGCTGAGAGTTCAATTTGTCGAGTGACTTTGAACGATTATTTTTGAGTGTAGCAAAATCTACCATCGGTGTATCTCCTTGTATGCGATGTATGACAATGTATTGCAATTTTATGACGGATCAACCATCACAATACTATTTATCTTCGAAAAACTGTTCTTTCACAATCTTCGAAAATTTTTTTTGATCCACTTCCATGAATGGATAATATTTCTTGGATAACCTTATTATATCGCGCGCGATGAATTTGTCAACTATTTCTTTTTCCCATAGGTCATAAACGTTTGATATGCGGGCTAAAATAGAAAACGTCTCGAGCGATATTTCTTTACGTAGGTATAGAGTCATAACGTATGGATGCTGACCATCTTTCACTACGAAGTTGTCGTGATAGTTCTCTTTAAGTTTCTTGATGTCGTTCTTGAACATATACGTAAGAGACTCTACTCTCTTTTCCCATTCGACGAATATGTTCTCACCTGTTTCATCTACGATATCGCGGATCCATACCTTTTGATTATGGATAATGTTCGCGAGTAGAATCTTAGTAGGATCGTTTCTCTTTGACAGTTTGTAAAAGAAAAACGCGTCGTTTCGTGTCTGAAATTTATCAAAGGACGCGCGCACTTTACCATTATACTTATGATAATCGTAGCTATCGCTTTCAAAGTGTTTCTTCAATGCCAAGTAGTTGACATAGACACGAAACGACTCCTCATTAGCATAATTTAACGAGACCATTCTCTTCCTTCTTCACCATTCTTACAGCAACCGCTTCTTCACGAATTTTTTCCTTGAGTATCGAAGATTTCTTAACGATCTCTGCGACTGTTTCAATCTCAAGGTCATTTTCTTTCGCGTATTCTACTAGCGCATCGATATATGTAGCGCCGTTCGAAAGCTTGGAGGCGATTTCCATATGTATCTTTTCTGCTGTTCTTGTGACAATCATTTAACTTTTCAATACCTTTATATTATCTAACCAGCTGGAAACAGCTGCTCGAGTTCTTTCTACTTGCTTTTCCTCGAAGATACGAGTTTCGATCAACTGATCGTTCTTGTAGTAATCAACTCGATGGTTGTCAGAGTCTTCATAGATCTTTGCGGAATACATGATCCCGTGATTTTCGCGAATGATTAATTCGACTAATTTACTATCCATATGCAATCCCTTACTTTACTAAAAACCCAATTCTCGAAACATCTAAAAAGCCGTCTCCATCGTCACGGCTTTCGATATAAGTATAACCCATTTTTCTATAAATGTCAACTACTTTTATATCATCCAAGCTAGATCTCCTCGAATAAAACACTATCTATGTAGTTGTTTTTATCGTTTTCAGAGATACCCATCGAGAGTATTGATCTGTGAAGATGCGGATTTAGCTTTTGGTTCCTACAGTATTGATTGTGTCTCTCAGTGATCTTTATTGGATTCGTGACGTAAAGATTGCTCTTCATATTCGTTACATAGTATTCAACGAGATGAAGGCAGGTCTTTGAGAGTTGATCGATCTCTTCCTCAGATTTTAAATTACCTGCCGCGATCATTGAAGTTGAGAAGATACTCTGAGCCCAGTCAGGAAGATCACGAGGTTTAGACCATGAAAGATCCTTCGCCGTGTCTCTCATATAACTCAGGTATGGGTGTTCTGGAGTTTCGTCCGTAGTTGGAGAGAAGTCAAAGAACGATCCGGTGATCTTACTTGGGCCTGCCACGATGTCGAAACCAAGGATTGGAAAGTTAAAATGCTCGTGCGGAAATATATTCACATGCATAAGCCAGAGTTTTTGTGACTCTCTATTGTCAATCGTCTTTAAGTGACACTTTCGAACATACTTGGAACTCCAGATATTATCTTTCCATCCATCGAATAGTTCTAGGCTAGAGTTCCTACTATAGTGATCGTCAAAGATACTTTCAATCTTCTTTGACAGTTGAATCAGCGGGGTCCATACCTCCAAAGTAATCCTCCAATTCTTCTAGAAATTTCTGAACCATGCTAAAGCATACTTTAGCTTCTTTCTCTAAACCGTCGTGTAGATTGTTTCGAATAAGAGTCTTTAATTCATCGACATCTCTTTCGAACTCGTAGAAGTTAGTTGGTCCTGGTACTAGCTTCTTTATCATCTGGCCACCGGAAAGGTCTCCCATGTGTCTAACATACATATGTGCAAGAAGCTTGTCTTTATCTTCTTTAATCTTATGAATGTATTCTACATAAGCAGTTGCGGCGGGTAGAGTAGGGGCAGTTTTTAACGAGATCTCGGACTCTGACTCCATGATCGTAATATCTTCGAGGATAGCAGCCGACCTTAATATGCCGAAGATATCCTCTCCGAAGATTCCTACTTCTGTCGCATAATACTCTAGAGTAACGTACATAAGTAACTGATTCTTCAAGTACGTGTAATACTGATAAGGTGTAAGTTTTTTCTTTAACATTCTATTCATAAAAGCAGTTCGTTCTGCTCTTCTGTGCTCTTCTTTCGTGAGCTCTCTCAAATTGTTCATGGCTTACAAATATTTCCTTTACTCGTTATTGCATCAATACCAATCTTACTGAATTCTTCAAAGTTCTTAGTTACTATTTTACTCAGTTCTGTCTGTTTGTCAATAAAATTCAGCAGCCCAGCCTTGATTTTTTCATCAGAGACAGTTGATCTTACGAACTGTCTCTTTGTTTCTTGAACGAAGTCTATAAAGTAATTTACGTTTAGCATTTTTGAAATCCTTTGTGGTGTGATATAATATTTATCATCATTTTGAAGTTGCTATGAATACTCCGTTCCAATCTTTTGGAAGTTTTTGAGTTTTCATATATTCGCAACGCTCGATCCACATATCATAATACTTATCCATTTTTCCATCGAAACAGTGTCTAAGGCTTTGGCAAAGTTCAATAGCTTCGCTAAACTTTTGTCTTAGATACAGTTCATGCATCGCATCGTGAATTTTTTTGTTGCTAATATAACTCGGCTGAACATCATCTAGTACCGTGTAAATTGAAATACCTACAGTTTTACCTTTTACTGCTAGATCATCTATCTTAAGGAAAAAGAAGTCATCTTTACAATGTTCAACGGTTGCACCACCAACTAATAGCAAGCAGCCGTATTCTTTACATTTGCTTTCAATGCGAGCAGCGGTTGATACGCTGTCACCTAACACGTCATAGCTGTGGCGTTTAGTTGAGCCCATTTCCCCAATATAACCAAGACCGGTATTAATGCCGGCACCCATGCCTACGGGTGGGCGACCTTGAGGTATGATAACATCTTTATTAAATTTTTCTACGGCCTTAAGCATGTCCAATCCACACTGGACAGCGGTTTTAGGATGATGCGGATCGTCGATAGGAGCGTTATGTATGTGCATTGACGCGTCACCAATGTACTTAATAATCATACCACTAGAGTCAAGAACTGGCTGTGTAATTGCATCCATGTATCCATTCATTACCTTTGTAAGACCAGCAACATCATCACCAAAACTTTCGCCTAAAGGAGTAAAGCCACGAAGATCAGAGAATAGAATACTAACTTCTTTCTTAACGCCTTTTTTAATTAAATCTGGATTCTTCTGTAGGATCTCAACAACCTCAGGTGAAGCATATCCTCCGAACTGTTTCTTAATCGCTTGCTTCTGTAGGAATTCGTCTATGAACTTTACAGCATAACGAATTAGACCAACGAGCAGTAATCCGGCTGGAATTATAACGCCGTCGATAAGCATCTTATATTCAGCGAACGCATACATACTTGATGCAATGCTTGCTACGACAACTACCGCAAAGAATGCTAGACCGACGTAGGTCCATCTCGCTAATGCTATCAGAAGTAAACCTGCGATACTGAATGCGATGAGTTCCATACCTGGTGCCCAAGCCGGTCTCTCAATATTCGTACCGTTGAATACAGTTCCCAATAGAGCAGCTTGAAGATCGTGCGGCCATACTTGACCAGCTGCAGTCGCTATCGGGTTATTGATACCTGCAGCCGTAGGAGCTACAAACACCACCGCACCACCGAAGTCTTCAGGAAGATCTGTCGCACTTACTGATATTGACTTTTGACTCCAGTCGATCCATACTCTCGCAAGTTCGTCCGTTGAGATAGGACCAAACTGTGGAACTCTTAACTTATCAACTCCAAGTGGCGAAAGACGTATCTGAAAGCTTGGATCACCAGCAAGAACTCGAAGAACCTCGAGTGTTAAGTTTGGATACAAAACACCTTCAGACTCAATAACGAGTGGAACACGTCTTGTGACACCATCGGGTTCAGGAAGTGTATTAACGATACCGGATCCAATAGCAAACTTCTCAAGCTCAGGAATGTTTGCAATGACGCCAGGATACGAAAGAATGAGATCCTGATACTCAGAGTTAATGATTGCTGCACCAGGATTGATCGGTTCGTTCACGGTTCGATCACCGCCGACTGTATTAAGAACGACTGGGTTCTTTTGTAGAGTCTCAGTCAACTTATAGTCTTCACCGAAGCGATCCTTCTCGCTCATCAGGACGCCGAACACGACGAGTCCTGCATTCCTAGCATATAGATCTTCGATTAATGCTGCATATTCTCCTCGAGGCCATGGCCACTGACCCTTTTCTTCGATCGCAGCTTCATCAATATTCACAGTGTAGATATTGTTTTGAACCGGTTCTTGATTCACTATCAATTGGTCAAAATATCTAAGCTTTATGCTTTCTAAGAAACCGGGGTTACTTACAAACAGCATACACAATAATCCGAGTACTAATAGACTCCAAATAGGTGATAACAATATCTTCTTCATCATTTTCGTTTCTTTCTTAAAATTTCATTCGCTATCGCTTCTTTAATCCAAGCAGCTTTGCCTTTAAATCATCCGACTCATTTGGCGTATCTTTAATAACTTTCTTAGATGGCTCTCTTTTTATCGAAGGGGTCTCTTCATCAAATCCCCACTTTCTTTTTTCTTCTGCAATTCTCATACGAAGTTCGTTTACTTGTTTCGATATATCCATCTGTAAACCTTTTGACTAACTATTAATCTATATATCTTATTCTACTTAGAGTTCTGTAATTCTATACCAAAGACGATGCCAACATTATTGTTTTCAAATCCTGGTGTGATGTAACCTATTACATTATCATTAAAATCGTATGTTGTTCTGATAAAAGGAAGCACTTCGTAATTGCCGTATCCAGACACTACGCCAAATTCATGGTTCCACTTGGATCGTGTTATTTGAACACCGGCGTACGCGCTTAAAGCATCTTCGCTGTTATAATAAGCGCCGGCGATAAAACTATCGTCTTGTAAACGGATATGAGGATGAATGCTATTGTAATGTTGTTCAAAGTCTAAATGAAAACTCAATGCTATTCCGTATATTAAATCCATTTTAATTTCCTCGCTACTGATTCACTGTTAAGTTACACCCCGCAGAAACATTACATACTCCGGATACAGTACTTCCATCGCTCATACTATGTGGCAAACTGTATGTCTTAGAAGTTGATCCGGACTGGTTTAGAATAAAATTCCATGCTCCGCCACCGTTCTCTAACTGAACAGTCGCAGCATGACTGCCGCTTCCATCCTGAATTACGCTAGCATTATGATCGTTCCCAATTAACGTTAGATTTAAATAATGGTTCCCAGTTCCTTTTTGGTTCACGGACAGATCATTGCTGTTTCCGTTAACGTTTAAGAACATGTTTTTTCCAGTTTCTCTTTGCTGTAGTATTAGGCTGTTTCCATTGCCGATGATGTCAGCCTCTAGATAGTGTCTAGATGATGTAGTTGTTGTCTGTAAAATATCTGTGCTATTGTTATCACCATCGATATTTAAGATAGCATAATGGCTTCCACCAATCTGTTGGATCTGAACATCATTGTCGTTTCCAACAATATTTACATTTGCATTATGACCGTTCGTCAAAGCAAGGTTGGCCGCTCTTCTCATCGCCTGTGAAGGATTGATACCTGACGAGTAAACCGGGGTTGGAGCAGATCCTGGGTTTGATACAGATCCTGAACCAGTCGCCGTTGATGTTGTTGTGTTGCCTGAATTGTAGTAGAATGTAATTTCTGCAATCTGCATACTGTCACAGTTCAAACCACAGCCGTCTCCGGATTTAGTCGTGGGAAAGAATATGTAATAGTAGACATACGCATTGCTGTTTGTGACTGGAATTTTAGGACTGGTCCAGAATCTATCGTTACTAAGTGATAAAGCACCTTCTTGAATCAACGTCCAGTTTACACCGTCGTTACTTGCGTATAGCTTATAACTCGTCGGGTCTCTTCCTGAGAAGTCATTCGCAGTGGTAAGTGTAAACTCGTTTACCACTCGCCCAGCGTTTAGTTTAATAGTAACACCAGCGTTTTTCTTATCAAAGTTTAGATACTTTGTGTTTGGATTATTATCAAACGCTTGCGAAGCACCTTCACCCGATGGGCTGTTATTACTCGTAGGATAGTGATTGGTTATGTTAACATTCGAGCTGTTATTATAGATTGGAGTTGCGACAGCAGGTGGTGGCGCAGTCTGTCCCGCAGCCAACGGCGTTGAGCTTGGTGGAACATACGCTTGAAGTTGACTATTCGTTGGGTTATCTTGAGTGACAGACCACGAACCGCTTTGACCAAGACTATATCCTTGACCGGTAGTGATGAGAGTTCCCCACATACCGTTGCCGTTATAGAAGATCGCTCCGTTGGCTAATGCTCGAAACGAGCCTGTGTTGTTAATTATTTTGTATCTTGTGCCGTCGCTATTGAACACGGCCATACCGTAGGTGCCAGGATTGGTTGTACTATTAAAGAACCCAATGTATCTGCCATTACTGTTTGCGTCTGCAGTTTGTGCAGCTGTCCATCTAGCAGCCGAATTAGTCTGAGTAGCATAGTTCACGCTCGCAAAGATATAGTTAAATCCGCTCGCATGCAGTGTTCCGCCGGAAATATACCACTGCACGTCGAATATCTGCGCAGTGCTGAGCTTTAAGTCAGTGATAGCCGCAGCGGCAATACTAACGAACATAAGGTAAACGAGTATCGCGCTACTGAGTCTGGATAGTAGTGATAGAAACATTCGTTCCTCCATCGTTTATTTGTACAACCGCAAATACTCCATCCTGAGTTACGTTATACGTTCCGTTCGTATCTAAACTTGTTGTCAGCATTGATATATGCGGTGAACGATCAGAATCTAATAACATGAACTCTTCATTCACGACTGCGCGTATCCATGGAAAGTTCTTAATGTTAGGTAGTACTTCGCTTTCTTCCTCTTCTAGCATACTCTCAAGAGATGCCACGTTGATTTCTAGAAGATTATCCAAATAAGTGTTATTCACTCTGTTTACGTCAAGCGAGTTGGTCGTTAATTCTTCATCTTCAGCAAGCAAGTCTTCAGAGAGTTCTTCATTCTCTAAGAGATCAACATCAAGTTCGGTTCGTATCTCTTCCTCTTCTTCATCGTTAGAAAATCCGCCTGGAAATTCTGATGGAGGAACTATGATAAGATTGTTATTGATGTTTGATTGATCTAAAAGAAGTTTACGAGGATCCGCCGGAGATAGCCCGCTGTGAGACACCATAGTTGCTTGATAAGATTCATTTAGCATCACGGTTCCGCCATCAGTACTCACTGAGATGGATCCGACTGGGCATTCGTCTTCATTGAGAGTTTCGTCTGGGCAGCTAGGTAGGAGAATGATTAGACTGCGACCAAGCTCGTCAACCGTCATAGAGAAGTCTGTTCCTCTGACCGTAATGCTTGCCGTTGGCGTGCGGATGTCGACGTTCTCTCTGCTAGTTTTGGCTAGCAGACCAGATGTCATCTGAACTGTTCCAAGAGCAACCTCCATCGACATCTTACCAGCGCTCGTGTTTGGATCGTACACAAAATCATCAATCACTAGCTCACTCTGCTCTGTAATTTCAACTCGCGTGCCATCTTCAAATGTTAGGCCGAGCCGAGTATTAGCAGTAATTAATTGATCTAACATTTCAACACCAAAGCCCATCTCAACAGTGAGTTTATCACTGTCTCTTCTGGCTTCAGCTGCATTTCCTTTGAAATCAGTCACGGTCCCAACTTCGGCAATCGCGAAGTTGGGAATGATCATCATTACGATGAATAAGATTCTCCACATATTAGTGCTGAACGATATCCACGGTGTTAGTATCTCCATCTATGTCAACATTTACGATATGTCCTGTAGATGTAGTCTGAGTAAGATTAATCACGTTGAAATCACTTGGTGTTGTCTGGCCGACGTTGAACACGTTGGTTGCATCAGGAGCATTCAATGCAAAGTTGATTTCGTTATTATTACCAGTAAGATTGAGTGTAGTATCTGTGAGGTTGACTTGAATACCGCTGCAGTTACCGTTAATGTAATCTTTACATAGAGTGATCACGTTATCGTTACCTATGACGGCTGCGACGAAATTATTGTCGACTCCGCCACTGATATTTGAAAGCACTTCGTTTAGATCACCTTCAACACGATATTCATAGTTCGTGTCGTTAGCACTTACTTGAATAAAGATGTCAGCAATGTTTCCGTCACCATCTTGAACAATCTCGACGTTGATGTCGTTACCGTTCACGATCATAGGAGCCGCATCGGTGTTGATTCTGTTGTTTCCATTTTGCTGAAGTACGTTTACGTTAGTACTATTTCCAGCCTGGTCGATATAAACTTCGCTTGCGAATGATGGAACCGCGATTCCTATCATAAGAGCAGAAGTTAATAATAGGTTTTTCATTTGAGTTATTTCCTTTTGTTATTGTTTGAAAGCCCAGTAGCCGTTCTCGGCACCTTCTTTGATCATTTCAACAACTGCGGCCTGAATCGCGAGTCTTACTGCATGGTTCACAGGTTCGTTCTGTGAATTACCAATTTCAAGTTCGACGTTCTCAGTACCTGCCTCTATAAACTTGAAAACACCTAAATTTGTACTTGTACTTAATACGGTTTTTGATACTGCTGTACTTGTTAAAACTTCACCAGATTTTACAGAAACAGCTCGCATTGAGACAGTGATCACATCTTCAGTGTAACGAGTGCTAGGTCCTATGCCAAGGTATCTTGCACCTGCGCCACCGGTTAATGTATTTGAATCGTAGCCAACGATTGCTCCCTCAACGATTACTCCTGCGAATAGCATAGGTGATAAAGGAGTTTCGTCACCAACTTCTTCTCTCGTCTGACGTATAATCTGACGTTCGCGTGCTAGGTTCTCTAACCCTACACGTTCTACAACTCGGAACCAAGTTCCGTTTCCAGCATCACGCAATGCTTTGATCACGTATTGTTCTGCACCCTGTGTAACTGCAGTCGAGATGTTAGCAAGTTTTTCGCTCGGTAGTCTCTGACCTGTCTTATCTTCGAACGAATACACCGCAACGACCATCGCACCCTGTGCTGGTGGCGGAAGATTAATGAAATCTTTCTCTGTCACGACGGCCTTTGGTGATTCAATTGGTATTCGATTCACTGTGGTAGAGCAGCCAGCAACGAGACCTGCGAATAAGAGTGATAATACTATCTTTTTCATTAGAATGCAAACTCCCCTACTGGTACATCAAAGCTGGATGCTAAGTCTCCGTTTGAGTCGTAGACTTCTATGTATATTCTATCGTCTGTTCCACGCATCCACTTTATTCTGTCACCAAATGGTGTCTCGACTTCTGTCCATTCTCCAACGACAGCACCACCGCCTTCGCCAAATAGGTTATCCGCTATCTGACGCGAGAGCTGTGCGTATATTCTTGATTCAAGGTTGTTTTGAAATTTGTAGACGTTGCTATTGCGATACTCGCGCTCAGCGCGCTCGATAGCAGCGAGTTCATCAGCGATTATCTTGTCTTTTCTTTGTTGCTCTAACTGATGAATTGTAAGTACGTGTGTACTATATCCGTTTCCGCTAAACGCTGGGCTATTGAATTCAAAAACTTCAGCGTATGCAGGCGTACTTAAACATAAAGATGTTATAAGCAGTCTCTTTATCATGCTTTCTTTCCTCTGTTATCATAACAAAATCAAGAATGGCATTATAAAGAGTCGATGGTTGTTATTTCTTTTCTAACTTAGGAGTTTCTTTTTCAGGTAGAACTTCTATCGTATCTTTGGAAATTCTGAGTTCTTCTTGTCTCTCAAGAATCATGTCAAGCTTCGTTCTCAATCTTATCAGATCATTGTCTAACATTCTTATTCTATCAATAAGAGCGATGAGAGTCATATGGGATTCACCGACAACTGGATCTACCTCTTCGGTCACCCACGTCCAAATATAATAAATGAAATAGCCTAAGCCGAAGGCGGCTATGATGGGAAAACCATACTGACTTATTGCTGCTGCGATATCCAAATTCTAATCCGCTCTCTTTAGTCTTTTCTTGCGTCTTTTTGCCCGTCGGCTCTTGCAATTCTGTCTAAATCTGGCTTTACACCAAAGGCATTACACATTTGAACATCGATACGAACGAGTTCATTGTTCATGGTCTTTACTCTATTGTCCAAAGCCATAACAAACCCGCGTTGTGTCTTTATACTATCTAGAACTCCAGCAAGTATAAATCGTAGCGTGAGGAACACAAAGAAGCCTCCTGCTAAAGAAGCTGCAATTGGAAACCCTACGTCTGATACTAAACTTAAAAAATCCAATTAGGGATCCTCCTCGTCAGTATTTATAAAAAAAGGAGGGCGCGAAACCCTCCTTTTTACTTTTTGCTATAATTCTTTTGGATTAGAAGCTAAGAGAAACGCCGACGACGCTGTCAATGTACTCGAAGCTGCCATCGAAGTTATTCTCGAGGTATGCTTCTGCGCTTACTTTACCAAGGTTAATGCTTGGGACGTAGGTTGCACCAAGAACTGCACCTTCAAATGCGGAGCTATTGAACTGAATGAAGTCGTCGCCATCATAGATAGCAAGATCGGTTTCAGCCCAGATGCCAAGACCTTCGATAGGTGCATAAGCAAGACGTGGAGTTAGAACAGAAGTGAAGACGGTGGTGTCGGTGTTATATTCAGTAACAAGTTCAGTGTCAAGAGCGAGACCATTGCCGAAATCCATGGCGGAAGCTACAGAAGTCATCGAGAGAACAGCTGCAGTTGCAAGAAGAAACTTTTTCATTTTGTATTCCTTTGAGTTGGTTGGTGTGAGTGTCACCAGTTCTGTTTCGAGGTCGGTGACCCACCCAAGTAGATTATGCTGCGAGAGCGTAAGCTACAGGAGCTGCGTTTGTGTTTGCAGTTGTAATTTTGGCTGAATAACGTAGGCCAACACGGTAATCTCCACTTGCTTTCAACACCTGTCGATCCCTAGTCAGCCCCGCCAAAAGTAAATTAAAGGTTATGAAGATTGTGATGGTCGTTGTCATATGTGTGAATTGCATGACAGTTATGACATAAAATTCTACACTTACTGATTTCTTCCATCAACATTTCCATACCCCAACGAGTAAGTTGTTTAGCAGAATATTTTGGATGCTTTGTGCTAGGATCCAAATGATCAAATGCTAATGCTTGTGGATGTTTATTAAAACCACAAATTTCGCATCCTCTGCTTATTTTATACTCATTTAGAAACGCGCGCCTTTCCAGACCCTTGTCTTTCTTATACTGCTTAAAAACTTCTTTATCTGCAAACATAGATTCCTCCTTTGTTTCGCAAACATCGTTTAATTTACTTTTGGTGGAGCTGCGGGGATTTGAACCCCGGTCCAGAATGTCTATCGTCTGCTTCAACGATTACTAGTTATATATAAACCAATTTGAGAAAATGTCAACTATTAAAATTTAGTTCGGTTTATCTGTTGCATTTTTGTTACTATTGAAATCTTGGATCTTTTCGTAGTTGTTGATTGCATATTGGTTCAACAGATACGGAATGCTCGATACTAAGAACCAAGCGGGCCAGAACAATAGGTTACCGATAACGACGCTCATGTCTACCATTTTATTTCCTAACATAATGAAAGTTGACAATTTGTTCAACGACTTCTTCAAAGTCATTCAGATATAGCATATTCGCGCTATCAGACGGAGAACTATCCGGATCCGGATGAACTTCTAAAAAGAAATTAGATACACCAAGAGCACTAGCTGCACGACATAAACCAGGAACATAATTCCTATTACCGCCACTACTCGACCCCATGCCGCCAGGCTTTTGAACAGAGTGTGTTGCATCAAATACAAACGGAACATCGTAATTATCCATAATGTACTGGATACCAGTGTAATCGACCACAAGAGTGTTATACCCAAAGCTCGTTCCCCTTTCAGTTAGCCAGACTTCTTTTGCTCCTTCGGTTTTCGAGAGAATACCTTTGACATCCCACGGCGCAAGAAACTGTCCTTTTTTAATATTGACGATTTTGCCAGTCTCTACGGCAGCTCGGATAAGATCCGTTTGGCGGCAAAGAAAAGCAGGGATTTGAATAACATCTACATAATCCTTTACGAACTCTACCTGCCAAGTTTCGTGAACGTCGGTTACGATGTTCAGTTCCAACATATGACTACGAAGAACGTCAAAGTCATGCATAGTCTTTTCAATGCCAAGACCGCGTTTTCCTAGTGAGCTTGTTCGATTTGCTTTATCAAAACTAGCTTTAAAGAAGTATTCAACTCCATACTTCTTACATACCAGTTCGCAATGCTTTGCGATTTCAAGAGATTGCTCTAGACTCTCGTGTTGACATGGGCCAGCAATGATCCTCATGCCTTTTTTCCAACAGTCTTACGAACAATATCATCGTGATTAAACTCTGCCCAGTAGAGTTCAAACGCAACGCCATCTTCGAGACCTTCGAACTGATGAACGAGTCCTGGCCTGACTTGAGTGAATTGACCAGCAGACAACACAGTCTCGTCAACAATACCTTCTTGATCTGCAGTCTGCCATACACGGATCAACATCTTACCGGATTCAACAAAGAAGCCGTTCCATTTAAATCGATGAAGATGCTCCGAACACTTAAATCCTGCATTGAATTCAATTCGATGAAACTCAAATACGCCATTCGCGTGAATGAGCTCTGTGCCTCCCCAGATCTTTCCTGCTTTAATACCCATATCCAATCCTTTATTAATTTACTTCAACGCGGGCTGAACGCTCACGCGTTGACCAAGCGTATACTTATGTACAGTTTCTTGAGAGTACTCATACCCATTATAGGTATAAGAGATACGATAGTGTGATACGATCGGATCGTTAACAGTCGTTCTTACGCTTTCGCACTGAGGTTCGTAACGATATCCAACGACTGCATCACGAGAAGCATTAGCACCCTTATTGGCACCAACGATTGCGCCAAGAACGGTCATTGCGTCCTTGCCGCTTCCACCACCAAATTGATTGCCAATCGCTCCGCCAATCAACGCTCCGACAAGAACATCGGCATCTGAGCCACCATGAACACGACCGTAAACAGGCACCTGTACATCATAGCATACGTTCTCGTAGGTATCTACATATCGATCCGTGTAGACCGGATGGACCGCAGTAATCACTGCGTACTGAGCATTAGAAAGGCCGTCCGCTGAAACAACGGCCGGCACAAGTGATACTGCAATTGCTAGAAGTGTCTTGTTCATTTTGATTCTCCGTTTCTAACTACAATATAATTCATAACGTTGTGAATGTCAACTAAAATTATTTGCGTAGTGATCTGCGCCGAAGCTAGCTGCAAAGGCGTGAGGCTTGAGCTTCACGTGATTTTCAGCAAGACCAGTTACACCAAGAACATAACCAGCAGCCTGAGATGCGACACAGTTTGAACCGTGCTTTGGATCGATGTTGACGTCGCAGTGAATCTCAACGTCGAAATCGTCGATGAACGGAGCGAGCTGAGTGTACAGTTCGCAAGACTTCATGACTTCATTCATAAGACGCATTGACGGACGATTCTTTTTTAGATCGTAGTCAGTTTCAACCGTCTTGTGTCGAAACACTCTGCAGCCGTTCTGACCATTCATGTGAACGACGCAGACCGTCGCATACTTAGCGTACCATCTATCGTTTTCTCTAAAACGAACTGAGTCCGTTCCTATGTAGATCTTCGTAGATTCATTAAGATCGCAAAGAAGATCTACGAGTTCTTCGATCTGTTTTTGCGTAAACATAATTATCACTCCTGTATGTTGTTCACGTTATCGTAATATGTAAGAACCTTCCGGTTTCTTTAAAGCTTGAAGAAACTCTTCAAACATTCTATGAGACATCGCTATGAGTTCGCACTGTCCTCTTGTTTCGTTCCACTGTCTTATGTATACTTCGTTATCATCGATGAAGAATTGAACATCTTCATATTGACCGCAGTCATCTAAGATTGTTGTGATAGTTTCGTCAAATTCAATTTCGTTGGTAAACATATAATACCTATCCTGTGAATTCAGTACTATCTTATTTATCTGTTAATATCTAGAGCTCTTAAGTTTTTGAACTTCTTTATAGTTTGCAGCGTTCTGTAGAAATATCCTTGGTATCTCTAGATGTTTCGGCAAAGAAAGAACATATTGTATTAAATCACAGACTTCTGAGTAAGTTACAGAAGGAAGGGAGTCTTCTAGCATTCCAAGATTGATCGTAGTGATCCTACATTTCTTATGGCTGTTATAAGTAATGTTATCCGCAATGTGATCGAGAGACGCTTTTTGAGCCGCATACATGTAACCCTTTGAAAGATTTGGTAGACCTGCTCTCGACGATATGTTGATGATGAGCTTACTACTATCTTCGTACCAAGCATGGCACCATTCTTCGAGTAAGAGTGTTTGCTGAAATCCAACGTGAGCATTATTAATGAAGACATCATAGTCTGATTTCTCTATCCTATCTTCAACTCGATAAGAGTCTGCGCCAAACCTATCTATGATGGCACCAGCGAGTTTACTGCTTCCAGTGACTGCGATTCTCATTATAATGCTCCATTAAAATATCATAGCTCTTTTCTCCTACGAGTGTACCTATGACGCTGCACTTATTACAGGGACTAAAGTTTCTATTTGCTCTCGAGAGTCTCATTCTTACCTTCTGCATTTCCTTACTCATCCAAACTTCGGAGATAGGTTGCTGCATTAGGTTACCAACGACTCGTTCTCTACCCCAATCGTTTGCGCAGAACAGAACGTCACCATTCCAATCAACGTATAGTTTATAGAAGGGATAGAAGCACTTATTGTTCTTCACGTTCTCAAGAGTATCAGTATCATCCATCCATTTGATAAGACCGGAACGATTATTGAATATGATCCCATGATCCTTTGGATCCCAATGAACTCTATACTTATAGTTCTTTTCTGGTATACCCTCGAGGATCTCGTCAAAGTATTGAATCTGTTCTGGGCCGTCGTACATATTGATATTAAGTACATCAAGACCAGCTTCAATCAGATCCTTGATAAGAGTCGTGTTAAGAGGATCTCCATTTGTATTGCACTCAATGTACGCTTTACTATTGTGCGTTCTTAAGGCTCTAATGATATTTACAATGTCAGGGTTTAGAAGGTTTTCACCGAAGCCAGAGATGGCGATTGTTCCGGTGTATTGTATATCAGCCAATCTCTTGGCTATGATCTCTGCGCCACTCGTCGTCATTCGAAGATTTCGATTTGGATAGACTCGAGGATCGTGTCGAGGACAGAACACGCAGGAACGATTGCATAAATCAATCGTAGTGATATCAACAGACGAAATTGATTTCAGAATGTTCTGAGAGTCAAGAGTCTCGAAGTATTTCGTTTCTATGTCTTGACGTCTTTGAATAAACGTATGTTGGTTATCAGTTTCTTTCATGTTTCCATACCGTATAACTTGTGTTTCGTTGGATCCTGTACGTCGTTCATATATTCTTGATGAGCAATCAGAAGTCTTTGGATATTCTTTTTACTCTGTTTCACGTATTTGGAAATATGATTGTGTAGGAGTTGATCTGGTGAAGTTATGATTGCGCCTTGAGGAGCAAGAAGAGTCGCGAGTTCTACTCTCTTCGATGCAATCACGATAGGCCGCCATGTAAACTTAAACAGCTGATGTACCATACCCTCGTAGCCGACTCCAAACTCACATGTCGTGATTACGTCCATGACTTCACGAATAGGAGTTCTATAAGTTAACTCAACTACTTCGTATCCTTCCATCTTAAGGTTATTTACAACGGTATCCCAATGATCGTATAATGGGTCTTTATGATAACCAGGAAACGTAAGGTTATGTTTCGAAGACCAAAACGCGACGAGTCCAGGCTTTATCTTTGGTTCTTCTTTTAGATACCAGAGACCATGCAGGTGATTGAATTCTTCAAGCTCGTTGACGAATCTAAACTTTGGATTAGACGAATATTCATGTGATATCGTTAGACCATCTACCGGCCTTAAGTAATCTTTAATGTAATTAAAACGATAGAGGATTGACTCTTGGTCCTTTTCACTGAGCAAGTAATCCTTTGCATTTGGCCAATGAAACTTTATGTGGACTGGTCTCTGATACTTTAACACAGATGAATGTGCATAGCAAAGGCCGGTGATAAAGTCACCGTATCCTTCTTGCGATCTAAACTCCATGTTCAAAGTATTATTCATTATAGTATTTATATGTTGGATGCCCGTCGAGGATTCGAACCGCGATTACTAGGGTCAGAGCCTAGCGTCCTACCGTTAGACGAACGGGCAATGGTGTCCCTGAGAGGACTCGAACCTCCAACACCTAGCACCTCAAGCTAGTGACTCTACCAGTTGGCCTACAGGGACATATTTGGAGCGGAGAATGGGACTCGAACCCACGGCCATCTGCTTGGCAAGCAGAAGCTCTACCACTGAGCTACCTCCGCATTATTGGTACCGTGCATGGGCTTCGATCCCATTCCATCTCAGTCACAGTGAGATATGCTTCCACTTACACTTGTCACGGCATTATCTTATTTCTTTTCGAGTTCTAGAATTCTATCTTGAATACAACTCATAATAGCTTGAGGTCCTACTGGTTTATTTACGTCGTAGTCTTTATGTTTACCATACTGAATCTCATATGCAGTTTTGTAGTTTTCGATAAAGATTCTAAGACCGGTCAGTTCAGCGTATTCAAGACTCGTTTTAGCCATATTAGTTCAGCCTTTCGTTCCAAAATGCTTGATACATTTCTTTGTCAGTTTTCCAACGAGGGCGAGTAGATGTTGGGTGTTCATACAGGCCAACACGTTCAACAAACTTAGTAATCTCTCGTTCAATCGCAGACTCAAACTCAGATTTCACTGGAGTTGCATAGAGCTTTTTCCATTCATCTACGAGTGGAGCATTCTCGGCTTGAACGCGTCGCTGTGTCTGGAACCATTCTGTATCGTCAAGAATCATATTTCACTCTCTCCATATGTTATAGTGGTACGGGCGGTGGGAATCGAACCCACAAAACTCAGATTTTAAGTCTGATACGGTTACCTGTTACGTCACGCCCGCAGAATCTCTTGTATGGATATATATTAACACGAATTACATTAATGTCAATAGGTGAACTACATTATTATCAACGAAGAGAGGAAAAGGTCATGCAAATCAAGAAATTTTTCGAAATCTACATGTATCTTCCAATACTCGCTTTACTAGTAGGTAGTTACATTGTCTTCTTTGCAGAAGATAAGTATCGTTACGAGTGCCAAAATCCAGACTTTTGGAGCGCACCTGAATGTAACCCACCTATCTGTCTAGCTACTGGAACATGTACATCTGATCTAATATCGCTAGACGGAAACTACTCGAACAGATACGAGGAACAAGTCAACAAATTTATGAGTCTGCCAGCAGAAGAAACTCCATCGGAAGAAGCAGCTGCGTCTGAAGAATATACCGGAAAAGTTGACGAGATTATTCAAACTGAAGAAGCAAGTACTGAAGAGATGATAGATGAAAATAGCAGCGTGTTTGAACTTGAAGAAAGTCCAAATATAGTCGACGGTATCAACCAAACAATAGAAGAGACCAACGCAAATGAGTAATAGTCAAGATAAAATTGAAGAACTAAACGCAAAACTAAGATTTATTGTTGGCGTATGCCTTGCATTTACGTTAACCGGTACAATCTTTGCTGTATTGTATAGCCTAATACACGTGACACAACCTATGTTCGTGTCACCTAACGATCAAAAGTTTTTTGAACTCATTCAACCAATCGCTACATTTTTAACTGGTACACTATCAGGTATAATGCTCAGCGGATCTGGATCAAGTAAGAGCAAGAAGAACGAAGAAGAGTAATAAAGATATCTCGAACGTAAATTAGTCTTACTCCGGGTTGCTAACTTTACGTTCGAGATTCCCTATGCGCTTCTGCCACGCTTCCTCAAAACCATCCTCATGAACTACGTTCTCGTGGTTACCCCATAGTCTAACGAAGTAACCATCAAGAACTGAACGAACATCTTTGTCTTGCCAGGTCTCTGGTATTAAGTGACCTTTGACAATCCAATAATACCGATTGGCTTCCTTGCGTTCGGCTGGTGTCATTTACCCAGCAGAACGAGTAATGAAGTTAAGACGGATCTTTTTCGGATTGAAGTACTTAACGATCAATTCTTCTGCGATCTTTACGTCAACAGTCTTACAAGAGAAGATGTCGATGTAAGCATCCCCATTTGAATCGACCAAGTGACCGGAAATGTTGCTCGTCTCGATCATTTGAAGAAAACTAATGCCTGCTTTGTCGGGTGCATGAGTAGCAAAATGCTCAATCATAGGTTCGCCAAACGCAATCATTTCGATAGCAGGTACTAATTCTTTAATGAAATTGTGTACGTTTTCTTTACTAGTAATCTTATCAATATCACAAGATGCGCAATCAAACATTGCGTGGTAACCCCAATAAGCCATTCATTTTCTCCTATAATAAAATGGTGCCCCATGTCTAGAATTGAACTGACGACCTATCGCTTACAAGGCGATTGCTCTACCACTGAGCTAAAAGGGCAAATTCTTGGAGCGGGTGGCCGGAATCGAACCGGTCTCCTATAGCTTGGAAGGCTAGTTGGCTACCTTAGCCTCACCCGCATTAAATTATTTATCCGTTATTTCTTTCTGCATAGATATCTACTAAAAATACATCAGATTCATACGGATGTAAATGTTCTGTATTCGTTATTTCTTTATTCAAAAAAGCTCTACAAAGTTTTTCTAAAACTGATATCTGCCATGTAATATTACTATAGTTATGCTTTACTATATTATCTAACCAAAATGCAGAATTCTTTTTGTATTCTTGTAACGGCAAAATGTTAAATGATTTAATTTCAAATCCATTTTCATTGAACATATTTTTCCAATTATCTATTGTTCTAATTTTCATAACCCAGTTTTCATTTAAATAAAAGTCACTTTTATTTGTTTGTACAAAATCATTTATGAAAATTCTATCAGTAGTTTTTGCCAAGTTTGAAAACGCCGTATCTTTCATATGTGTAATACTTTGAATGAATGATACGATTTCGTATTTAGAATTTGTAGTGTATTCATTAGCGTTTGCAAGAATAACATTGAATTCGTCTCCAATGTATTCTGCCTGCTGTTTTGATTCGGTTAAACCTGTTATGTGAGCATTTGGAGATATTGACTTAATACGATGTAGCGAGCCACCCCACCCACAGCCAACATCTAGAACCGTAGCTACATTTTCAAAAATTTTTCTATTATTTAATATTGACTCGCCAAACGCATAATGCATTTGTGTTTCTTTAGATAATATATTTTTCCAAACTTCTATTGAAGTTTCATCGAAAAACTTTTTTGAATTATCTAAATACTCTTCACTCATTAATATACCTTTTAATTAAGTACTCGTCTCTCCGAGCTGTCATGTTTCGCCGGCTAATACGCCAGGCCTTCATCTTACATTTCGATGGGTTAGCTTCGTTATCGCTTACTATCCACAAATTAAAAACTGGATGGTCTGTGGACCTCGTCGATACTATCTAACCATATGATAGCGGTTGTTACCCCGCAGATTGGTTGCAGTATCCATCCAAATAGTATTTATATCAACTTTCAGTCCAAGCCTTTACTTTATCACAGTGAGCTTTCCAAGGTTCTGCATCATACTCATAACGCATACGCTCTCTGTTCCACTTCTTACTCAGCTTATCAGCAACTGGGCCATACTTATTAACCATCTCACAAACACGAGGAAGGATGCGAGTACGAAGCACAGATGTATCATTGCACTTATTCTCAACAGACTTATATGGTTTGCCAGTGAGATAAGCACGAGCAAGGAAGGTAGCACGGTTCTCGTTACGCACTTCCCATTTGCGGTGTTGGCTGATAGATTTGTATTCGTTAAATGCTTTATCATGCCAACGTGGATAGATGTCGTTGTGTCCAGCTTCTCTGTATTTGTTTAGAGACCACTGATACTGTTTGAGTAACTTACGTTCTTCAAAACGAATGATACGAGCTTCTTCTGAAAGGTGTTTAGATTTAATTTTAAGTTCTATAGACATTGTTAGTTCTCCTAAATTGGGTTTCATTTTTACTTCATGATGTATGCCCCAATTTAGGGCGGTCTAGTAATCTACAAGTGATATCTCTTCATTTGTATTTCTCCTTTATTAACTTTCTGTAATGTTGTAAATGTAATGGTCAGAGGTCTCAAAAGTTCTCTTATTCTCTACTGAATAACAAGTCATATCAATTTCATACCCGGGATTGGCTGAGATACGATTAGATGTAAATGCGCTATCATACCATATAATTCTATTATTTGGATAAGCGTAGTAATTTCCAGTTTCTACTTTGAACAGATGAGCACACTTATGCTCAGGTGTTTCTGCAAAGTTAAAATCGGCCATTGCTTTGTTTTCAAAGCCCCAATCAAGAGTGAACATGTAATCACCACGTACTTTTGTATTATCAGGACGAATTAGTTCAGCGCTTAACCCAGCCAAGCGATGTCTACGTTGAACGTCAATGTACGTGGAAAAACAATCCCAATACATGATTTGATTTAGTGGTTCTATTTCTGCTTCCGGATCCCAACAAAGCGCGTGCAGAGGTCTACGAGTCCAGTTTACACCATTTTCTAAAAAGCATTCAAATAATGGCGTTCTTTTCTCCATGCTTGCGACTGAGTTAAAATAACATTTGGAAACTTCGCCATGTCCTTTTGTGTGATTGTACAAAAACTCATTGCGAATGTAGCAAGGCCAATCTGGTAGGTTGTGATTTAGATACGACATTTATTTACACTTTCCTTAATATAGTTATCCGGCTCTAACATATGCACGACCTGAGAAGGTTTTTATCGGCTTTGCCAGCATATACAGCGCTAGTTAATGTAAGCGGTACATAAGTTGTCTCGGTTACTCTTATGCCATTTCTTACAAAGTCGGATTCGTGGTGGTCCAAGCGGGATTTGAACCCGCGGCCGTGAGTTTTAGAGACTCGCGCTCTAACCAAGCTGAGCTATAGGACCATATTTAACAGGATCGTTTTGTCCGCTAAGACATCCAATACGATTTAGCGTTTTTGTTTGCTGAACCGATCCTAAATTTTGGTCCGAGTAGCAGGATTTGAACCCACGACATCTTGCTCCCAAAGCAAGCGCTCTACCAAACTGAGCTATACTCGGATATATTGGCACCGGTGGTAGGAATCGAACCCACTGCGCGAGGTTTTGGAGACCTCCGCTCTACCATTGAGCTACACCGATATAAATTTTGGCTCCCTGACCAGGGCTCGAACCTGGGACATTCTGATTAACAGTCAGACGCTCTACCAACTGAGCTATCAGGAAACTATCTCTGTTTTCCGCTATACCCCAGCGCATTGCGTGTTTCAGTAAAGTTTGGGTGGCCGACCCTCATTTACGGGATATAGCGGGAAACAGAGCACTCGTTACAATACTATTTATACAACTTCAGCACGAAAGAAGTTGATCGCGTTGTCAAACATTGCTGCCATGCGATAAGGCAGACCCTTAAGGAAGCAGATGTAGCTGCCACCGTACATCATGTCGATATCGCTAAGCTCCAAACCTTGGACGATCCAACGAACTGCGTCTTCACGCGAACGAGCACCAACATCAAGAGCGTTTGCAATCTCAAGCTCGAAAGCATTGATCGCAGCGATCTGTTCTTGAGCTTCCCGCTCACGCGCTTGCTCAAGTTCTACAAGCAGGTTATCCCACATGGCTTGACGAGTGTCGTCGCCGCACTGAGTCCACTCTTCCCAGAAGTATGCATCTGGGCGATAGCCGTAAGCATCCTTGTGGAGGTCGGAGACGATCGTTTCATCGAAGGTATACATGATCAGTTCCTCTTCTGTATATTCTCAATCTACACTGATTCGACAGAAATGTCAACTATTATTTGTTAGCGAGGTAGTAACGAACCAACATCATATCAGTTTCATCGAGCGGTTTACCTGCCCAGTTTGCACCTTGGACGGCGACCTTTTCCGAAACGCGAGCGAGGTTGTTTGCAATCACGTCGTTCTTGTGAGTGCGAGCCATCTCGGACATACCGTAGGCAATCTCAGCAAGTTTGGAGCTAGCGATATTCATCAAGGTTTCCTTTCGTTCCTTACATTATTAGAATACACTGATTCGACATGAATGTCAATAGTTATTTGTATGTACCATTTTTAATTTGGGCATACACATAACGTGCATCAGCATCGAAATCTTCCCTAGTGCATTCGCTCAGGTCAAGATCCATCCAAGCAAACACTTTAGTCGCGACTTCTTTATCAACTTGAAGAAGCTCCATGATATCACGAATGTAAAGCATAACGTTGTTTCCTTTCGTTACTTACATTATCAATATAAACTGATTCTATGTGAATGTCAACCATTATTTTTTTGGCGGGTGGCACAGAAATCGAATCTGACAGACTTGCGCCTGCGCATCGCTTTCCAGGCGAGCCCTAGTCCCAACTAGGATTACCACCCGTATTGGCGGACCGTCTGGGAGTCGAACCCAGTGAACGATTGCTCGTTCTACAGATTAGCAATCTGCTGCATTACCGTCCTGCCCACGATCCATTAGTCTTCATCAGTTGCTTTATAAAAGTCTTCCATCTTCTTTTCTTGAAGAGTCTTTTGATCCCACCACTTGCGTGGATTACCACATAAGTAGCAGGAACACAGATGCGGTGTATGAGAATAGACTCCAACATCAGCATCGGTTAGATCACGAGCTCGATGTTTTGAGAAAAACTTTCGAACCCACTGCTTCTTCTTAAGTTCTTGAAATCGTCGAAAAGCTCTATCGCGCATTGTGCTCTCCTATACTATATAACAGAATGTTTGGGGAAAGCTAAGATTGCTCTTAGCGGCACCTTGCCATACTCCCCATCAAAGATACACTGTTTGGATTCAAACCTTGTTCTAGTCTTGTCGATCTGCGCTTCTCACAGTGCTGACAGTGTATCCATGGTGGGGAGTACTGGAATCGAACCAGTAGTTTTGTTTTGTTGCTGTAAACATTCTAAATTTTGGTGCCCATGGAGGGACTCGAACCCCCAACATACGCGTTCTAAGCGCGCCGACTCTACCAATTGGCCTACATGGGCATGTAGTTGGTGCGGAATGAGAGGGTCGAACTCCCGACAACCTCGGTGTAAACGAGGGGCTCTACCACTGAGCTAATTCCGCATTATTGAATACGATGGAATAGTGAGCGACGGTAGCGACCCGTACCTCTTTCTAGTTTATGTGTTAAGACAACCAAGACTCTAACACAACCATCGTAAGTTGGCGACCTATGAGGGACTTGAACCCTCTTTATCCGGTGGACAGCCGAATGTAATACCCATATACGAATAGGCCAATTCTATTACCAGCGATTTGATCCTGGTCCATCTGAAATCCAGAGAATTGCAACTATAACCACTGCCATAAAGATAAGAAATGCAGCCATTAGATGTTCTCCGTTATATTGGTGGACCCTAGGAGGATCGAACTCCTGACCTCCTGCTTGCAAGGCAGGCGCTCTCCCAGCTGAGCTAAGAGCCCAAATTAAACAGGATCGTTTTGTCCGCTAAGACTATCATAACATTTTAGCGTTTTGGTTTGCTGAACCGATCCTAAATCATGGCGGAAGCGGTGAGATTCGAACTCACGGAACGTTTCCGTTCGGCAGTTTTCAAGACTGCAGGCATAAACCTCTCGCCCACGCTTCCTTTATTTTTGCGCTTCTGTATTTCTATATACAAACAGACCTTTGTCTATCGTATAGTTATGTTGTCTGATACCACCAAAAGTCCACAGTTCTCTTTCTTGTTCGATACTCTGTAAGTTGTTTGGTGGTTCAATTCTAGCTGTTTTCTTAATCGAAGAAATGTTTGAATTCTCTCCGTTTGATGCTTTAATATTAAATTGAACGCTTTCGATTTGAAAAAGTTTATTGCGAATTACGTTCATCATACTATCAATATATGATATTCTCTTTGTGTCGTGAAACATCATCTCTCCGCCGTTCTTTAACAGATACCATGTCTTACGCGCAAAGTCTTCTCTAAATGTTTTCTCACCATCAACAAATATGAGATCAAAGCTTTCTTCTCTAATTTCTTTATTCATGAAATCTTTATACCGATAGAACTCATAATTATTAGACTTATGTTCAATAAGATCTAATCTATTCTGTAGTTCTTCAATCCATTGCTGTCGAGTCTCAACGCAAGTAACTGATGCGTTAGAATCAATACTCTGAAGAAATATCATTGTCGAGCCACCAGGGCCAAATTCTAATATCTTTAGAGCAGTCTTTGACTTCTGAGCTAGTACGTCTGCGTCTTCAAGACTAAGAGCGCCAACCCATTGCATATTTTGAATATGAGTTAACATAGGAAACCTTTCAATAGAAAGTATGGCGCTCCCGGAAGGATTCGAACCCTCGACCGACCGCTTAGAAGGCGGTTGCTCTATCCACTGAGCTACGGAAGCAATGTTTTTGGCTCTAGCACCTCCTCGTGCCGACTTAGCTGCCCTATCCCAGCAGTACCGATTATAATAAGACCAAGAAATAATTTTGGTAGGCCCGCACGGACTCGAACCGCGATCAGCAATCTTATGAGGATTGTGACTTAACCAATTAGTCGACAAGCCCACTAAAATTATTTCTTTCTATTTCTTGCGCTTTCAGTCATTTTCTTTTTTGTTTCTTCTGAAAATGTTTGTCTTGCCCGCGCTTCTTTTATCTTATTTTTTGTTTCTTCTGAAAGTTTTCTTCCACTCATTGTTTTTGATATTTTATCTTTTTGATTTGATGATATTGTTTGACCTTTGTTCCAAGCAGCGTTATCTTTATAGTGTTCTTTAAGACCTTCACTTATTTTTTTACGATGATCTACAGAGCTACTTATTTCTTTCATGTAAGAGCCGTGCTTTTTCCCTTTGAAATGAGGTCCTCCTTCTCCGCCAATTCCGGCGTTGTAAGTATCTTTTCTGGATACAAACTCTTCTGTTATCAACTCTTTCTCTTTTGTATTCATTTCTTCTTCAGTATCGAAGACAAATAGTATCTCTTTAGTAAAGTTCTCTTTACCATATTTCTTCATGGCAGACCTTATGAACTTTCCAGAGCCATAATATCTATCATTGAGATTGGTAGTTTGATGCTTTCCTATGTATATTTTTCCGTTAAGCTCATTAGTTATTTGGTATATTGTGTAAAGCATTATAATCTCCTTTTGTCTATTTATACAAAAAGATATTTCATAGCGGGCAACTCTAACCAATTGAGCTAATCCCCCGATTTGTTTTAGACTGGGCTGTTTGCAGCTTTGACCTGCCGGCGATGACGGATCAGGGACACCTTCACAAGAGGTGATTAATTCTACAGTCTAAACTTGGTTGCGGTGGGTAGGAATCGAACCTACGTCTTCGGCTTATGAGACCGTGCTGGAACCACCTCCAGTCTACCCCGCAAAACTTCTGTTTTCAACTATGACTGTGAAAGCTTCGAACTTTCGAGCGCTCAGGGGCACGCTGGCCCTTTTGGCATTGTAAATCACGGTCAGCCAGACCACCTATGGATTCGAACCATAGTACTCCCATTTACAGTCATATGTGAAAACAGAATTTCTTCTGTTTCCTTTTCTAAATTGTCAAAGAGCTAGTTAGTTTCTTCTTATATTGTTAGTATAATCTGATTCTAACGTTTTGTCAACCATTAAATGAAGAAACCCAGGATTTTCATCCTGGGCTACTTTGAGATAGATTTGATCTTGTATCTATGTCAAAGTAGCCCGTCTCCATCAGTCCATACGCCTGGGAGATTTATCGCCTGTCTTGATATGCTCGAATGTGTAGAAAGCATGTTTCTTCTCTGTTGGTTATACAATAGTATTTATATCATTTGTATGAGATGTCAATGGTCGCAGACATTTTTTACAATTATTTTTTCATTTTACTCGAATCATACGTGATAGCATGAACTGGTGTTGTTTTTGATCCGTGATGGGTGTTCATTGTGAGTCGAGTGTTTCCAGCTAAAAGATGCGTATGGCCGGTATGAGTATCATGAAGAACTATCGGCTTAGTCATTGGCTTTCCACTCTTCATCTGTTTTGTGACACGTTCTCTTTTGTCTTGTCTAAACGTGTCACGCGTTGGTTTGTATCCAGCGTCTGTGTTAGAGATCTTTTTAGCAGACGAAGGAGTCACAACCATGTGTTTCCCACTCTTCATTGCAGAGTGGTAGTTGTCTTTATCTTTCAAATGTTGCAACATTTTATGAACGTGGTCTGGATATTCGCCATGAGGAACTTCAGACTGGACGTGAACTTCGTCGTGTTCATCAGTATGATGCGGCTTCACCCACTTAGATTGTTCTAACAAAAAATTTTTAAAAGACTGCATGTATAAATCTCCTCTTTACGAGGTATTTATAATTTTTACAAATTTTTCTACTAAAGGAACTGCATTTTCATAAGCTTCTTTTTCCCACCAACGATCTTCGTATGGAACGTGACTCTGTTCATCTAGAAGTCTACCAAGTTCCTGTGTCATGTATTGTTTAACATGGATCATCTCGTGAGCAATCGTAGTAAGTACTTGACCAACACTACGACCACTCTCTTTCACGAGAATAAGAAATGAGTCGGGATCGACATCGATACAGAGACCGACTCCACCTTCTACGTCTTCGCTCACGATAGTGACTTCACGAGGAAGAACTGAGAGTTCATTGCATAGGAACTTCACAAATGGATTTACGAGATGATCGTACGAATCATGAAGCTGCGTTTTCAGGATCATCGATTATGATCCTAGAGGTTCGAGATAGAAGTACCAAGTCTTCATGTTTTCAGAAAAACCGCAATCAGCACGGTGGCCGCAGTGGCGATATGCTCTGACCAAACGTAGGCAAGCGAGCTCTGAGCCGAACGCGTAGAGTGCGCCACCCATGTATTCAACATTGAGAGTTTCCTTCGCATGAGTTTCAAACTCCTGTTTTGCTTTGTGCATATTCACGACAGTTTCCTTCTCGGTATATTATGAATATACACTGATTCTAAACGAATGTCAACTGTTTCTTTCGTTAAAGATATCCCACATAACGAGCTCGAGTTCATATGCCTCGATCTCCCAAGGTGACTCGAAGTATGGTACATCGTACTCCTTTCCGAACCACCTGGCAGGAAGACTACTTTTGTCCGGTATCTCGAGCCATCCTCTCATGAATTGTCGAGCATGGACCATCTCATGAAACAGAGTCACAATGATCTTGCTCAGTTTCATCTTTGGATTGATGAAGATCGTGGCTCCTTCTTCATCGTAGTCGCAGTATCCGCACTTATCTTTTTCAAACTTGTCACCAAAGTCGATCTCAATTGAACCATCGAGATTTAAAAACTCAGCCGCAAACTGAACTGCAGAATCGATGAGTTCATCAGAGATCGACTTTGGCTTATCATATGTAACGTAGTACATTACTTGATCTCATCAAGATCATTGATGAACTGCTGCTCTGCAGTCGTGGTCGACCAATACTTATGTTCTTTCTTTGCGTCTTTGATTTCCTGCTCGAGTTGTTTCACCATCTCGTCAGTAAGGCTGAGCATATTGATACGAAGCAGCTTATTGATATCTTCTTCAGAGATGACGTCGGTGTGAGCAGTGATTTGCTTTGCGACGTCGTCTTTCTTTTTGTTTTTGAACTCGATCTTATTGTCGAGAACAGCCTGGATGAACTGCATCTTTACGTTCAGCCAACGCATGAGTTCAGAGATCTCGCTCTTACGTAGGTTAATACGCTTGGTAAGAATACCAACGCGATACTTACAGAAGTCCTTGATGAGCGTACGCTCGTCGGTGTATTCACGAAGTTTACCGTCATAGTCGATAACGGTTAGGTTCTCTGTGAACGGCTTGCTGAGTTTAAACTGTTTGACGATCTTCTCGTCAGTCCAATTGGCAGAAGTGTTTTGCTTCAGCTTGACTTCGAATTTAAAACCAGTCTTATCACAGAGGTCGTCATAGCCAACGATCTCGTCCTTCTCTTCCAGATCGTCGAGGACCTTTACATAGCTTTCACGATCGTATCCATACGGCACTTCGGTGATGAGCAGAACGGTTTTGCCTTTCTTCTCATAGACTCCGTTGCAGTAGTAACGATTCTCTTCTTCGTTGTACTCGACGGTGCCAGAAAAATCTGGAAACTTCACCAGAACCTTCTTCGTTATATTACCATACATAAGGTAATCACGACAAGCACTAGAAAGTGAGTCCGGATCACGAGGTAGAATATTCGTCGCGAAACCAGTAGCAATTCCCTTCGACCCATTCGTCAGAACCAAAGGAATGACCGGAAGATAGAAGGCAGGCGGCTCGTGTTCAGGATCTGAGTGCTGCGGTGACAGCTCAAGATCCTTGATATACTTGTTAAAGTTCTTATGAAGGCGAGTGTACACGTATCGAGGAGCACCAGCTTCCTGCACAAGTCGAGTTCCAAACGAACCTCGACCTTCAATAAGACAGATGTTGTTGTTCCAGGTAGCAGCCATCAGCTGACCGGAACCAGCAGCGCTAGCCTCACCGTGGTTATAGCCATAGTCAGAGATGATACCTGAGATGGCACTGACCTTCTTAAAGTCGGTCTTCGAGTTTACGATTGACGAGTAGAGGTAGTAACGCTGAACGGGTTTAAGACCGTCAATCATGTTAGGAATGGCTCGAGCTTCGACCGTATACATAGCGAATGATTTCCATTCGTTTTTTGCAACGGCTGAGATAGGATAGTCTTTCTTACTCACAGGTGATTCCTTTTCTGCATTCTTTTTGATTATATCATCAACCATGAAATCTGTCAACTGTGTCATTGAAACATAAACTCCTTACGAGGCGTAGAGTCGTCGCCAAACATCATCTGGAAATACGAGGCATCGTCGACAGTCACGACATCATAGGTAGGATTATTGATGATTACATCGTACTCTTCTTCTGTCAAACTACCAAGACCCTTGATGTAGCGGTGTTTCCACCCGGTCTCTTTCGTTTTGAAGTTGGCTGCCTCTTCGTATGTATAGAACCACTTCGTTTCTTTTCCGTTCGTCGAGATCATGATTGGAGTACGAGTAATGTACACTCGCTTCTCTTTCAGGAGTCGAGGCCAGAACTTGTAGAAGAAAGCAATCAGCAACGGAGAGATATGACCGATGCCGTCGTGGTCTGCGTCTGTCAGCGAAGCGATCTGACCATAGGTCATATTGTCGACACTGTTCGGATCGTTGATGTCGAGACCAAGGACTGCAATCAGTTCGCCAAGTTCTTTGTTCTTGAGAACTTCAGATGGTTTCATATCCCACGTGTTCATGATAACACCACGCAGAGGATAAGCACCGACTTTATCTGGATCTCTAACCTTGAGAAGGAAGCCCATTGCCGAGTCACCTTCGACGATCTTCAGGACGGCGCCATCTTTGTTGGCGGCGATATGTTTTGCGACCTTGACCTTCTTGAGCTTCTTCTGAGCAAGAGCGGCATCTCGTCTGTCGGCAGCCTGCTTCTTTGCGATCTGAGCTTCGATGATAGGGTCGATGATGTCATTGGAAGCAAAGATCTTCTTGGCAAGATACAAGAAGTCTTTGATGTTTGCTCCGTCGTAGTGTTCCTTTACGTTACTGACTGGGTTCGTAAGACGTTCTTTCGTCTGACTATCGAACTTGGGGTTTGTAAAGTTACGAGCGAACATGACAAAGGTAAGACCACCTTTGATTGTGCTCTTTGCGACTTCGATCTTATGTCGACGTTTAATCAGAGTCACGAGTTCGTCGACAACTCCATTCACGATGTAGTCCACATACGAACCACCCTGACGAGTGTTAACACCGTTCACGAAACTGTTCGACCTAAATCCGTCCTCGGACGAAGAAAAGAAGAACGTAAGGTCACAAGAAATTTCAGAGATCACCGATGCGTTCTCAGGAACGAACATAGAAGAATACTTCTTGATGTTTGCTGTCTGAGTACGCTTCTTATTGAATGAGAATGAAATCTCGGGAAATGCCATCTGAAGACTTACAAGACGATCCTCGACCAACTGAATCGTATCGAGTTCTTGGATCGAGTTTACTTCGAACAAACTGAAGTCTGGTTTGAACGACACTTCAGTACCAGATCCGGCTCGAGTCTTCTGTTTTACTTTCGTCTTGAGACCACCCTCTGTACAGGTAACCTCAAGGAGATTGCCGTTCTGCCAAGTGCGTCCAATGAACTCAGTCGAAAGAAAGTTGGTCGCCGATGATCCAACGCCGTTCGTACCAATCGTAACACGTTCATTATCAAACGAAGTACCTGCATTCACTCGAGTCCATGCAGCAACAGGACGAAGAATGTTTTCTTGAGTTACGGAATCGAAGATCTCGTCCTGTGGAATACCACGGCCGTTATCAGAGACAATCACACAGTCGCCGTCTACTGATACGTCGATCTTATTTGCAAACCTAAAGTTGGTACGAATAGCTTCGTCAATCGAGTTGTCGAGGATCTCATCGATCATCTTCGACAAAGCAGGGATATAGACGGTGGTTTTCCATTTACCGAGCACAAAACGATCGACCTCTTCTCGAGCAGCCGACCCCATGTACATACCGATTCTTTCTCGCACGTGTTCACGTGGAGTGAGAATCTTAAACTGTTCTTTTGACATAGTGTACTCCTTACGGTGGTCAATATCAATATATACTGATTCTATTCAAATGTAAACAAAAAAAGGGCTGCATGATGCAGCCCTTGAATGTTTTAGATATTACTTGCCTTTTGATACGTATGCCTGTGTTCCGTAGAACGCAGATACAATAGCAGCAACTGATACGAAGTATATGCTTGCCATATTACCAATGATAGTCGCTGCCTGATACAATCCTAGCGCATCGGCCAAGACGACCGTGAATGGATACAATAACATTCCGAACAGAGCGAACCATGCCATGCTACGTTGAGCATCTTGTTTCTTATCTTCGTTCTCAATACGAAGTTTGCGGTCTTGCAGTTCAATCATCGTCTCAGTATTTTTTATTTCAGCGTCATCAACATGACAACTACTTTCTTCTAATTCTTTTTTGATCTTAACAGGCATACGCGCCTCCTATGTGTAAGACCAGTTATAGTCATCATATAGTTAGGTTCGCAAACTCGATCTTTTTATGGTAGGTATGATAGTAGAACAGTCTTAGCGAGATTAATCTGATTTTCTGGTATAGAAACAACATTTCTGGCAGTAGATCCTATTCTTTCTAGAAGTTCTATTGCCTGAGTATCTGCGTTAATCTTTCCTACGTGATACTCGTATTTTGATGTAACTTGATCAGACTCATCTATTCTTCTAGTAATTACATAGTTACCGTGTAACTTTTGAACTACATCAAAGTCTAGGATTGTATACACTTCTTCCATGAAATTACTCCTTTTCTAATCCGTGCAAATTCATAATTTAGATATATGTATTTATAAAGATTAGTCTTTGACGAGTAGTTTGGTGCCCCTAGAGAGATTCGAACTCCCGACCCTTGGTTTCGAAGACCAGTACTCTTCCGCTGAGCTATAGAGGCGTTATTGGCGCTCCTGGAATGAGTTGAACATTCGTAAGCAGGCTTCGTAGACCCGCCACCGGTTCCGCCGGCAGAAGCATTAAGGCATATACAAACCTTCGATTTCCTGATCAACAATCATCTCAGGCATATCGTCGATCCATACATCGATGTCAATCTTATGAACATGATGCATAAAGTGACGTTTAGGACGAAGACCAGTACCAAAGCAATTCTCTGCACCGATCACTCGACCGATTGTCATCTTTGGATCATCCATGTGTTGGGTTCCACGAGCAGATACACAGTAGACCTTATGTCCACGGTTCAACGCTTCTTGTGCGAACCAATTCCACAGAAGAGGATCTTTGGTGTAAGTATCATCATAGTCGATTGAGATGTTCATAGCTGTCTCCTTTACACCATCATAGTCTAAACTGTTCCACATGTCAACCTCTAAATGGTGCTGCTAGGAGGTAACGATCCTCCGTCTCATCCTTACCAAAGATGCATAATACCTTTATACTATAGCAGCGTTGTTGGTACTCCTGGAAGGAATCGAGCCTTCTCATCTGTCGAGTCAGGACAGCGCACTGCCATTATGCTACAGGAGTGTGATTGGTATCCCCAGCGGGTGTCGATCCCGCTTCTTCGCCTTGAAAGGGCGATGATCTAGCCAACGTAATCTATAGGGACGTTATATTGGTGGGAGTGAAGGGAATCGAACCCAACATGAGTTTCCTCGACGGAGTTACAGTCCGCTGCCTCACCTTGAGGCGGCACTCCCAATATTGGTTGTAGTGGGTGGGATTGAACCACCGACCTATCCCTTATCAGGGGATTGCTCTACCACTGAGCTACACCACAAAATTTCAGCCGGAAATTCTTTTAATGTGCAGCCGGATCTGTCACAAACTTGGTGCGGATGAAGAGAATCGAACTCCTGACACGAGGATTTTCAGTCCTCTGCTCTACCAACTGAGCTACATCCGCATATTGGCTGTCCTAAGAGGACTCGAACCTCTCTCCATCCTGGTTAACAGCCAGGTGCCGTCACCTGGACGACTCTAGGACAAAATTGCACCGAGCACTATCGCAGTTCGGCAGCGGATGGTTATTTAGACGTTTCCCATTGATCCTGCAGGATAGGAAAGAATCATTCGCCATCACCCTAGTTTGTTTCAACGTCAAAGGGCACGTTTTGGTGTACCGGATGGGAATCGAACCCATGTTGTCGCGGATTAAGAGCCCGCCGCTAAGCCTCTCAGCTACCGGTGCATTATTGATAATTGGCTTTGATTTCAAAGTGGATTGGATTTTTGTTACTACCTGACATCAAACGAGCAACTTCGATTTTATGTCGAAACGCAGGGTCTTCCATAAGAATTTCAATAATTGCTTCTAGTTTTGCCAATCTTTCTTCTACAGTCATTTAAATACCTTTGCTAGTGCTTCATAGCTTTTTGTAGTAGGGTGAACACCATCTTTGCTTAACGGCAGTTGTCTAATATCAGCAACTTTATCGTTATGAATACTT